CTAAAACCTTGCACGGCTAGGGTTTGCTCACCATCTACATAGTCTATACTTAGATGCCTGCCTACAAATATCTCAGACCAAAAATAGCCTGTTGGAATAGTATCATCAGTTTCTCCAGATAGATAGCGTATATCTGCTCCAACACCCATACCTACTACATTTACACAGGGTCTAACAATATATAAACCCGGCTTAGGTACATCTACACCTTTAGGGCCTGCTAAGTATCCTAGTTTTTTAGCTAGAATTAACTTGTCAAAAACCCATAGATCTTCTGGGTCGCAATTCTGCCACTCAACGTCTTCCTCAACCATTACTAATTTGAGCCTCTAAGACTTGCTTTACAAGTGCTTCTTTAGATCTGCGTCTGTCTAATTCTATTCCAAACTTTCTGCCGTGTAATTCTAATTCTTTTTTATCCATAGCCAAAAGCTCTGTACGACTTTTCTTCTCTGTTATATGATTTCCTGAGTTCTTACGAAAAAGATTCTTTAAAAAAGACCACATAATATCTCCTTAAAAAAAATGGGGACGTATTTCTACATCCCCATTATAACAGATTGTATTTTAGTGTCAATTAAAGTTGTTTACACTTTAGCAATTCCCCGCTATAGCCTTCTTCTTCTTTTATGAAAGAATAAAATCCTTGCACAGCTATTTCTTTATTTTTAGCCTCAATATCAAAATCTGCATACTCTAGCATAGGAACATGCCTTGCCATAAGCTCTTCATCACTAAAAACATCGCTGTGAGCATTAGGCTTCATCCAATAATCTTGATTATCAATAGGGAAAGACTGAGAAACGTGGAATAACGGTCTGCTGTCTTTCCAAGTTTTTACTGCTTCTTTAAATAGCTCGTCAGTGTGTGTAATATGTTTTACATCTCTGATTTTACGGTTTACAGTTTTTGAACCGTTAAAAACTTGTTCTTTTTCTGTCATACGGTGACAAGCATAATGATGGGTATCAAGAGTTGCACGAGTAGGAATTTTCGAACAGAGTTCGATCACGTGTGCAATATCATAACCGTTTGGCTTATCTTCGTTCTCAACAGCAAGACATTGTTGCGCATAGTCAGATAGGTACTCAAAATGTGTAGCAAACCGATTAATGCCATCAATATGCTTACCGCCGTATAGACCTTGAAGATGAATATTCATAACAAAATCTTTTGCGTCTAGCCCCATAAGCTTACCATAAAGAGCGTGATACTCTAAATCTTTTACAGAGTTCTGAACAACATCTGCTTTATTAGAAGCTAGTACAGTAAATTGTCCTGGATGAGTGCTTAGCCTGACTTGATGCTTTTTAGCTAAATCGCCTGCACGCTTTAGTTTATCGGAGATTTGGTCCCAAATTTCTGAATACCAGTCTTGTGTAAAATCTAACGTATAGCAAGGAAACATTTCAGAAGAAATGCGAAAACTACGTAAGTTTTTAGGCTGAGTAGGAAAATAAGTGTTTAGAACGTCTACTAGCTTATCGCAGTTCTCAAGAGCTTTTGATTGGACTTTTTGTTTTCCACCATCTTTTAGTGCATAGGTTTTAGTAGTTGTGCCAAAATTGTAACGCTTTGCTTTAGGCTTGTCAAAAAATTGACAACACTGGCTCAAGCGCCAGTGTTGTTCTGAAGAATTGAAGTAGTTCATTACATTTCCTTAGTTGTTTTTTATAGTATAAAAAACATTTAAGATATTGTAAACTATTATTTTGTTTTAGGCGCAGCAGTTGCAGTAGTTTTTGTTCCTACAGTTTTAGACATAGGCTTTGGCGCTGCTTCAACTACTTTAGGTGCTACAACCACTTCTGGCTTATCGGCAGCTTTTACTGTGTTTACAGAATCCCAGCTATCTTTTTCTAGCCTAATCTGCTCAATTCCGTAACCGTGTCGCTGTAACCAGCGAGCAGCTTCGTCCCAAGTTTTAAAATCGTTTTTGTTATAATCCATTGTATCTCCTTAGTTGTCTATTAGTAGTATATCGAAAGACGCAGTAACTCTAGCGTTATTAGATCGCACATTAGCTCTAACATCTATATCAGATTTTTCTGGAACTGGAATAGGTATTCCAAAAGTATAATCATACTGTCCTCCAGTTCCAGACACTTCAAAACTGTGCCCAACTCTAAAAGCAGATGTTCCTCCATACCTAACAAACATGTTGCCTGTAGCATCTGCACCTGCCTGACAGCTGCAAGCACCGTGTATTAAATACCCAGTCTTACCTGCAGGAACTGTATATATAGACATTAAAGTTTGACCTAAACCAGCATTAATTTTTAATACTGTAGTAGAGCTTTTCTGAACAGTTACTGCACCTACGTTAGTAGAGCTACCATTATCTATATAAGCTCTATATAAGCGCTTAAAACTTTTAGTACTATTTACGCTACTTGTATTAGATAACACTAGTTGTTCTATCTGCTCGTTATAGTCTTCGTCTAAGCCTACTAATATCAAATCTTTACCGTTATCAGATTCATTAACAGCTAAAACGGTAACAGTTCCAGCAGTATCCCATGTGCCCCAAGGATAAACAGTATCATTTACATCCCATATAGTACCAGTAGTATTTTGGCTCATTGCCGGCACAGCACCAAATTTATGCACGTGACTATGATTTGGCACATGACCACGAGCTACTTGTAGATAAAATTCTTCGGTTTTACCTTGTGCGGTCATAGAAGGATTTTGATAAGAAGGCATTTAATTCTCTACAAAACGTATGTTTTGATCTTTCTCTCTTTGATTTAACTCATAGCTTTTTCTATAAGCGTTATTAACTTTTACAGTCTCTTCTACTAAGCTAAGTTTATCCGTATAGTTTATAATAGCAGAAGTATCTTTAGGGAAGCAAGACCCTCCATAACCTCTTCTGCCGTCAAACCCAGGAACTCTTGTATGAGAAGAACCTATACGTTTATCACTTTCGACAACTCTTACGATTCTAGAAAAGTCTGCACCGCTAGCCTCAGCAGTATCATATAGCTGATTAAAGAATGTTACTTTTAATGCTAGAAAAGAATTAATAGCATATTTTGCTAAACTAGCTTCTGTATAACTCATGTAAAAAGCAGGAGCCCTAGAGCAATTACTATGGTTATTATAAAGCTCTTCTGCTCTATTACAATCCCAAGACTTTAACCCGCCAAATATATGAAATTCAGGTTTTACAAAATCTTCTAAAGCAGTAGCTTCTCGAAGAAATTCTGGATTATATATAACTCCGAAATCTGAGTATTGCTTTAATACATCAGGAGTTACAGTAGACTTGATTATGACTAGATGATCTGAAGTTCTATATTTAGAGTTTATAATATTCATCACACTATCTAAAATGCTAGAATCTATTGACCCATCATCGTTCATCGGTGTAGGAACACACACAAAAGTAACTTCATAATCTGCTAAATCTATATCAGATAAGCTATTTCCGTATTTAGGGTCTACTATAGTTATACTATTTTTAACAGTAGAGAACCCGTATTCGACAGCGCGTCCTACAAACCCGTGCCCAACTATTAGTATTTTCATTTTTTACCTGTTATTTTCTAGGCCCACCAGATTTTGGGCGAGCTGCTGATTTACCGGGACCACCCCATAGACGACGCCTAGCCCAGTAATTAGCACTAAACTTGTCATCTTTAGTAAGATTACCGCTTTTATCTCTTATACCAGCGCTACGCTCTAAGTAGTTTTTTCTGGCAGTTGCAGAATAGTTATGTCCATAGTCTTTATGACCATAACGAACTAGTTTTACCTCATCACCTTTTTTAGCAAGTACTACTTCTTTGTGTCTGGAACCGGAGGTATTACGTTTAGGCTTGTTAAAGCCAGCAAAGGTTTCGCCTCTATACGATATTTTACCGTTAGCTAGACGTTTTACTTGAGTTGCTTTCATAAATTTTATACCTTTCGTATATGTCCATAGCAATCGACCACTGCTTAGAAGTTAGCTGTGGGTGCCGCTCTTGACATCTTATACAACCAAGTATAAAGTTTCTTTCTTTGTCTGTCAAGTGATATTTCTCTAAAATATCCATGTGATGCTTCTTTAGTCGTCTAGTCATAATAATGTGGATAAATGTAGCTATGTTTGTTATCAGTATTCTTATTATGCTCTATATCTCTATAAGCACGATAAGTATGTATAAAAAATCTAATAGCTTTTAGCATTTTTTAACCTTTTTTATATATTTATATGCGCAATCTGGTCCGCAAAAATAAGCTATAGCGTCTTGAGGATTATTGGGTCCAGCGCCGTAATAATACAGAGGAAACTGAAAAGTATCAACTATTTCTATAGACTTATTACACGTTTCACAATTATACATAACATCTCCTAACGAGTATCTGAAAATACTAGTATAGGAAATCCGCTAGCTTTAGTCAAAGCAATAATTCTAGCTAAATAAGGGTTGGAGGAGGAATTTATTTTTATACACTTTAGTCTGTTGCAATGTGGAATTATATTATTTTTTAAATCAGCATAAGTATTCCCAAATCTTCCACAATAGTTAGAAAAATAAGTATAATAGTCTTCTTCTAGTACTAAAGCTACCGGGTTTTCTAGCTTTTCAAAATTTTGTTTATAAGGAATTGTTAGTTTACAAGTACTGCCTAGTGACTTTGTAGAGTAAGCACTAAGACCGTAGTTATAGTCAACTATATCTCCTTCTACTAGTTGATAAGCTATAGTATCAGGTAAAGTTAAAGACTCTAGTTTCTTTCCTATATATTGAGACTTAAAGAATACTTCAGTTTGTAACGCTGCTGCTCCTAAAGCTGCACTAGAAGCGCTATCATTAGTTCCTAAAAACACATTCTTAAACATACCACTAGTAATAAGTTTATAACTAGTTAAACTATTTTCGCTACCTCTACCTACAAATAAGATAGAGCTTGGGTCATAGAGCTTCTTTATCTTATTAGCTAACGCAAAAACTGCCTCAGTAAAAACGCTTTGAACACTAGCAGCTATATCAGAGTTACTGCTTACTACACCTGCACCTTGTTCTAAGTTTGTTAGAAGCTTATAGCCATCAGGTGTTATCTCTAAGACTTTTTCTTTTATAACATCTACAAAAGTTGGGCTACCTGTAACGCTTAATTCCTCAACTTTATGTTCTTCGAACATCGGCTTATAGCCAAGAAAACGAGTTGCAGCACTATAGAACAAACTCAAACTATCAGGATAGTCAATAACTGTGTTCCAATGATATTCACCGTCAACATAACAACCTATAGCAGTAAAAAAATCGTCTACTACTAGTACCCCAATAGCACTATCTTGGTTATAAAGTTTATTAACAGCGATTGCACTTTGTGCAAGAGCTTCTTTATAGTCTACAGTTACTACTGTAGCGTCAATTCCAGAAACTTTTAAGCCTTGCTTTATTTTAGAAAGATGAACGGTTTCAGGTACTGCTACATAGTCAAAAGGTTTTTCATAGTTGTTAAGCCAAGAAACTGTTCTACTAGGATAAGAGCTATCACCGCTAACCCCACTAAAACTACTTTCTAAACTTCCAGCAAGTATTTTATGGTTGTCTACAGCAATAGCAGCACTATTTGGTCTATAAGCATTTATGCCTAAAACTCTCATTTACAGATTTCCACTAGTTCCCTAACTTCATCCCATTTTTCTTGTTCTTGTTCTAGAGTTTGCTTGCGAATAATAGTTGAAATCTTTGTGATAGTCGCAACAGGAATATCATATTTACCTTTCATGCTTTTCTTTAGTTCAGAGATAGTTTCTCTGATAGAATCTTGTTGAATCATTAGATCAACAATAGAGTTGATATCATCTTTAAATTCTTGTTTAAAAGAGTTGTCCATTTTATACTACTTTAAATGTTTTTCGTTTAGTTTCAGGGTTATGTCTTATTAGATTTTGCGCTTCTAGCTCTATCAAACACTGTTTGAATATCTCATGAGGATCTTCTACAGAAGAAACTAGTTTTAGCTTTAGCAGATTAAAAGCAGTAATCATATTAGCACTGCCTATTTTACGTTCTCCGCTATAAGCACCAGAAACCCTGGGAACACTAAGTTCCCAGAGCCGACTTTGCCATACGCTTTTTTGTTCTTCGTCATATACCTCTATAGGATTGGCTCTTAAAATTCGCCAAACTAGGTTGGTATAATTATCATTCAAGTAACAATCCAATCATTTTTATATTTATGCGAAGCTAGCCATGCAATAGAAATAGACACAAGAGTGGCAACTTCAACTTTATTAGCGCTAATAGCGTGTTCAAACTCACGTTTGAACGAAATCCAAGGATTCTTAGCGTTATTAACAGGCTTCACAGAACTAATATCGCGCTGGTTCCAGTGAATACAACGAGAAGAAAATGCTGGGCTAGCGTTTAGATACTTTTCGTTTTCTACCAATCGCTTTTTCAGCAGAGAATAAAGCTTGGAATATTGCTTGCCTTTTTCCTCATCGCTAAGATCGCTACGATGAATTAGTAGCGCGTTGTCAAACAAGCAATTAAAAGGGTTTTTATGTTTTAGGTTAAAGTACATCTTGTGCCTTTATACTAGCAGATTTCAGGTTATTAGTCAATTATTTTTTCATTTTCAAAGTTTGTGCATATAGATTTCGCAATATGCTTCTAATATCAGAAACTAGTTGCAAATCTAAATCATATTCAGAAGCTAGTGCATCTAATGCATTGTTAGCCCGTTCTATTGGTTTCATTAGATTAACTCAATAAGCGTTAGAGGTTGTGGGTTACTATCTATACTCCAAAACTCAGCTTCATCAAACCAGCGGAATTTTCTCATTCTAAGCCAGTATAGATTTATTTCTGTAGCTGCATCATTATATTCACTATAAAAAGGCGCGTCAAGAGAAAGATAGTTTCTAGCTTCTTCCATCCAAATATGTGCGTGCCAAGGACTCCAACGTGAAACATTTTTAGCTTCACGTAGAGTTCTATGAATACCCCAATTTACATAAGCTGAGCTGCTTTTTTCTAATGTAGAAGACTTAACCATATTCCTGTACTCCAGTTACATGATAAAAATAATCTACAGTTTCTACAACCAATCTTGCCGCTAGAAAGTCCTCACCTTTACTTTTTAGTTCGTTATATTCATCCAAAAGACTAGCTACGTCATCGTCAGAATTAGCAAAACTCTTCAAAACAGATAGAGCTTCTTTAAGTGATGGGCGTCTGTGCATGGTTTTCCTTGTTATTATTAGCATTTAATAGTGTAAATTATTTTTTTGTTGACACTATACTTAAAATATACTATAGTTTTAATATGTATGCAAGCGAAAAACAACTTCAAAATGAAGCAAAGCACCTAAAAGATGCAATAAATGACTTGGCCACAAGTCATGGAGAAGATATAAAATATCTATACTCATTAATTTCTAGACAAAACGAGACTATTAATGAGCTATATGATCAAATAGATTTTTTAAAAAGTAAGATAGATGAACAACCATAAGCTCTTAGCCTTTACTCATTCTTCTGATTCTAGTATGTATTTTTATATACAAAATCAGATTCAATGTATAAAAAATGAATATCCAGATCTAGAAATAGAACATTTAGACGAAAGCGACGCACGTCTAAAACTATTTTCTGAGTATCCAAATAGATTTCCTGCTTATATTCTATTAAAACATAGTAGAAGAAAGAATTATATACATTCTAAAATGACTAACGAGGCTGCTCTGTCTTGGCTTCTTAATAAACTCGGTTAATAATTACTAGCACATAAATTCAGCATAGGCAAGATAAAAGTTAATGTCTTTGCTGTTTACTAACAAAATCAAGGAAAATATGAAAATATATGTAAGAAACAACGATGTAAACAAAGCTTTACGCGTATTAAAAAAGAAGCTTTTTGTAGAAGGCGATCTAAAAGAGATGAGAGAACGCCAGCATTTTGTTTCTCCTGGCGAGAAAAAACGCCTTGCTGAGAGAGCAGGACGTAAACGCTGGTTGAAAAAACGAGCTAAAATAGAAAGCAACATGGAAAGAAACGAAATGAGGCTTATAAATCGCAATCGCGCTAAGGCTCGTAGCAACAAAAAGTAAAAAGTTTCTTGCAGTTTCCTTTTTATAGTGCTAGTATTAAGTATAAGCAAAGTAAAGAGGCAAAAATGAAGGTTTACAAAGGAACTTTTAAGAAACAAAATGGTGAAGTTCGGGAAATGGTTTTCGCAAAGCTAGATGAACTACCTGAATCTTTTCTAGAAGCTCGTATTATTGGTGCATCTAGCGAAAAACAGCTACCAGATGGTATGGAGCTAGTTTGGGATTTAGAAGCAGATAACTTTAGGATATTCAACTATAATACGGTAATTGAAGAACCTGTAGAAGTGGATTTTTAGTATCAAAACTACTGTAAAAAAAGACTATATATTAGTAGAAACTGAGTCAATAGACATAACTCCTATTTCTGGATTTTTTGGTGAGTATCGTTGGTTATCAAACTTTTACGGTTCGGCTGTTATATATGAAGGTTTGCATTTTCCTAGCGTAGAACACGCTTATGTATATTCAAAATATATTAATAAACCGAAAGATTTAACACAGTTTCTAGAACTTACCTCTGGACAAGTAAAAAAACTAGGTAAAACTATTGACATACGCCCTGACTTTGAAGACGTTAAACTAGACGTTATGGCTGAACTAATATTTTGTAAATTTTCGGATAGAAATCCGGCATTGTTACAAAAGCTGGTTGAAACACGCGATAAACATATCTGTGAAGTTAATTCGTGGGGAGACACTTTTTGGGGCGTAAATTTAGAAGGTGTAGGTCTAAATATGCTTGGTAAAATTATTATGGCTAGGCGAGAGCAGTTAAGTAAAGAATATCTACTAAAAGCCGATTAGTAGATTAGTAGCGACTATATAATAACGGGGACGGACGAGGTTTCGATTACCTCCAGCTCCACCATAGATACACTTGGTTAGGTATCAAGTTTAACTTGACATAGAGGGTGCTGGCTAGCCTGTAAAATCCTGCCAGCACGTTAGGATTACCCGAGTGTATCTTTGATGGGGCTGAATTGGGATAGACGTACTGTGAAAAATAGTTGTTAGGCAAGGTGATGTAAGCGACCTTAACCGCGAACACTAAACTAAATGCAAATATTAATGCAAAACCAGGAAACGACCTGCTTCTAGCAGCTTAAGTCCTTGCGGTATGGGCTCCACCGTATAACCAAACGGGCCTAATTATATCGTTATAAGCATACTTTTAACAAAACAGCCGTGGCTGGCTCCCGAGACAATAGCGCTCACTTGTTCGTTCGTGAAAAAAGCTAAAGTATGCTTTTACCGATATATTCGGACTTTTCATGAAAAACGAGGAATAAACTATATGAAAACTTTTGCAATCGCAGCCGTAGCTGCACTACTTGCAACGACAGTTGCACACGCAGACGGTCTATCTTTTATTGGTGATGCAGAATACCAATTTGAAGCAGAGCGTTTTGAAACAAATCTAGGACTAGCTTATGAGCTAAACTCTTGGACTTTTACTCCAATGCTTACAGCGGACTATACTGATGCTACTGGTATGGATTTTGTTGGTGCAGAACTTACTGTAGCTTACACTATCCTAGATGGTGACAGCGCATCTTTAAATGCTTACGCACGTGTAGAAACAGATGCTGATTTTGAATATTCAGAAACAGCTATCGGCGTTGCTTTCTCATTCTAAGCTATATAGGGGTTGCTACCTAATAAGCACGTAGGGGGCCATGGTTAGCCCCCTGTTTTTGCATTTAAACTTATGAGCAAAAAATGTACATTTTAGGCAAAGGCGGTCTTGCCGCTAGTATTCTTAGACATATAAATAACGAAAATATGGTTTTTGAAGGGTTCATCTCTTTAGATTCTGACATACCTATACTATTTACGCCCTCAGGCGTTACTAAACCTTTTCATTACCCTGAAGAAGCCGAGTTTGTGCTAGGCACTAGTAGTATTCCTTGGAGAACTCGCTTTTTAACTCATCTAAAAGATCATTACCCTTTGTCTACTAGGTATTTTCCTAATCTAGTTATAAATACAGACCTGGCTTTAGCACATGATATAGGTATTGGTAATGTTTTCATGCCTTTTAGCTTAATAGAGAATAGAGCTGTTATAGGAGACTTCAACTTATTAAAAAGCTATTCTAATGTAGAGTACAATTCTACAGTGGGTAACTATAACGTATTAGATAGCTATGCCAACATTAGGCATAATACTACTATAGGTAATAGCAATTACATAGCGTCAAAAGCTTGTATAGGCAAAGAGCTAATAGTTGGCTCTTATAATGTTATAGAGTGTGGAGAATGCTTGTTTGAAGATATGCAAGATAATGAACTTTTTCAATCAGGAATTATAACTAACAGATGATTATATACTTCAGAGCGTGTGAAAAACAAGAAACTATATCTCATGTTACGCGATATAATAGTACTCCAAAAACAACCATGATTAAGAAGTGCTGGGTTGCGTTACAAGCTAGTGTAACAAGTGAAGATACTATAATATTAATACATGATAGCGTGTCAGATAACACTCTTGATTGGCTAAGAAATACTTGTAATACCCCAGATTTAGAGTTGGTAGCAGTACCAGAACATGAGTGGAATTATCACGAGCATACTGTAACGCTTATAGATATATTAGAAAAACAGTGTAATGTTTATCCAGGTGAGCTACACTATATTGTAGAAGACGACTATCTTCATGTTCCTAATGCTATAAGAGTTTTAGAACATACTTTTAAAGACAGTAACTATTTCGTATTATCCTACGATTATATAGATAGATATACAAACCCAGAAGCTTGCGTAGTTCTATTAGGGCCTGACAGACATTGGAGAACAGTTACCAGCTCAACTATGACAGTTATGGCTAAGGGTTCTACGTGGCTAGAACATATAGGAGAGCTGAGAGCAGCTGCGCCTACTAGTAACGACCAAGTATTTTCTGACATATATAAAATTAATAGCTGTTTAAGCCCGATACCTTCGTTATCTAGCCATATGACAGACAAGCACCAATCTCCTTTTGTAGATTGGGATGCGTTATGGAGTTCTATAGATGTCTAATAGAGTAGTTATTACAGGTAGTGCAGGACTTATAGGCAGTAATTTAGCAAATAGGTTACTTCAGCTAGGATATATTGTTACTGGCATAGATAATCTAGTAGGCGGCTATAAAACTAATATACCGGTAGACAAAAACTATAAGCATTATACTAGTGATATAACTGACTATAAAGCTATGTATAATATAATAAGCAGTTTTAAACCTAGTATAGTAATACACTGTGCTGCGTTAGCCCACGAAGGTTTAAGCGTATTCTCACCAAGTACTATTACAAATAATATATTTTCTGGTACTATAGCTATTGCTAGTGCTGCTATAGCTTCTGGTACTGCTCTATTTATAAATACTAGTAGCATGGCTAGGTATGGAAATGCCTTAGCACCTTTTAGCGAATATACTAAACCAACGCCTGTAGACCCCTATGGCTTAGCAAAACTACAAGCGGAACAACAGCTAAATCTATTATCTAAAATACACGGTATGCAAGTAGTGCATATGGTTCCTCATAACGTGTGCGGACCTAACCAGTGTTACTCAGACCCTTTTAGAAATGTGTTAAGTATATTTGCTAATAGAATTAGTAAAGATAAACCAGTCTATATATATGGCGATGGCGAACAAAAAAGAAGTTTTTCACATGTGCAAGACTGTGTTGATGCTTATGTAACAGTTATAGAAGAACATAGATCTATAGATACAGCTGAGGTATTTAATATAGGCCCTACTCACGGTTCTGAGATAACAATTAATACTTTAGCAGATTCAGTCGCTAGACACTATAATAAACGTGCAGAAAAAATACACATGCCAGAAAGACCTCAAGAAGTTAAGAACGCATGGGTAAGCACTAATAAAGCTCAAAAAGTATTAGGCTATAAAACTAAGCACACTACTGAAGACGTTATAAGAGATACTGTTTCTTGGATAAGAAGTAGCGATGTTAGAGACTTTAACTATCATTTGAATATAGAAATTATATCTGAAGATACGCCAAAAACTTGGACAGAAAAGCTTTTCAATGACTAAGCATATAAGCAGCCTTAATATTAACACATTAAAAGTACTAGAAAACGAGCTACGTTACGTAGATAAAAATAATACAGCTGTAGTAGAGTGGTTGTATATGAGAATAGCTAGTATAAAAGGAGAATAACATGTCTGTAAAAATAATAACTCCTTATGTATATGAATCAGAGATCACCCAGCATAAAAACGCTTTTTGGGAATTAGACATATACTACGAGAAAGATGAGGCAGGCATAGGATCTGATCTTATGTTTCAAAAAATGTGGAATAAATTTCCAGACGATGACATATTTATACTGCATTCCGATATGTCGGAGTTTGAGCCTGACTGGTTTAACAAGGTGTTAAGTTATGTAGAAAAGTATCCAGATATAGGTATGTTTGGCTGCTTATTACTATATCCTGCTAAAAACAAAGAAAACAATTATTATATACAATCTGCAGGAGGACGATTTACAAATAATAATCCTGATCACTTTGGTAGTGGTATTATAATAGAAAACGGACAAACTTTTAAAGAAGACTTAGAAGTAGACGTAAAACAGTATGATTATGTTAGAGAAGTAGCATGGACTACTTTTGGTGGTTGCTATCTTAGAAGAAGTTTTATAAACTCTGTAGGATCGTTTTCTCCAGAATATGAATGGACCTATAACAGAGACGTAGACTTTTGTCTCTCTGCTAGACAGGCAGGACAGCGTATAGCTCAAATACCTGTTAGGTTATTTCATCATGAGTCTAAAGATAATAAAAGAATAAAACAAGCAGACGCTAATAAAGTAATTGTAGAGATGAGAAATTTAGAAAAGCTTAAGGCCAAATGGAGCAATTCAAAATTTTATAAAACGCTGGACAATGAAATTGAAAAATGATAAAGTAAATAAACTAGTAAAAATACTAAGTATTGTGTCAGCAGTGGTACTTATAGTATGGAATATACCTATTATAGTACTTTTGCTTATACTAACCGTAGTTGTAGGTTTTATACATAACTTAGTTTATTTCATAGAAAAATTAATCAGGAGATGATATGAATAAAGAATATATAGAGGCGTGTTTAGAACTATCTGACGTAGAACGCTCTAAGATAACAGAAAAAGAAAGAAGACTATACGGGTTGAGCTCGACCAGATTAAGATGTTTAATAAATAATCTATGTGCTATGCCAGGTACTAACTACTTAGAACTAGGCGTATATAAAGGTGCTACACTACTAAGTGCCGCGGTGAATAATCCTAAAACTAAGGTAGTAGGTATAGAAGACTATTCTTATGACGAACGAGAACCTAAAAAACAAGCAGCAGAAGGCGAAATTTGGGAAAATGTAAAGAGCCATCTGCATGATAATATAAACAGATATAAAGACCCAAATTCAGGTGTAGACGTTAATAACATACACTTGCTAGAAAAGTCTTACAAAGATGTTGTATGGGCAGATCTGCCTAAGTTCAATGTTTGTTTTTTTGACATTAATCCTATAGTAGAAGATACTTATGAGACATTAACTACAAAGGTTTTTGACGCACTTGCTGATGAAGCAGTAGTAGTAATCTCTAACTATTCTAATGAAAAACACGCAAAAGCTATAAACGAACAGCTTACAAAAGTTAAAAATATTGCTATAACAAGTAAGCATCATAGAACTTCTGGTGGTCTTAGTGATGCTAGAGGTTATTACTCTGGTGTACTTATACTAACTATAAAGAAAAACTCTAGCAAAAAGAAGTAATATGCAAAAGAAAAGCGTAATAAGTCTAATAAGTTATGATGCTGAGTATCTGCCAAACAGTATTGCCAGTTACTATAACTACGTTGATGAGATAGTTTTAGGGCTTGATAAAGATAGAATTACTTGGAGTAAAAACTCTTTTTCGTTTGATGAATCTAGTTTATGGCAGCAATTAAAGTCTATAGATACAGATAACAAAATATCGGTAGTAGAAGAAAACTTTCATCAGTCTGATGTCGCAATAGAAAACGACAACTATGAAAGAAACTTTTTAAAAGAGCAATGCTCTAATGATTGGATATTTAGTTTTGATGCTGATGAATACTTAGTTAATGCTAAAGAGTTCTTTTATGATTTTTGCCCGTTAGTAGAGAGATATAGTAAGAAAGCAGACATATGTATGACATGGGCAACACCATACAAGCAGATAGACGATACTCTATTAGTTATAGCAGAGCACGACGGTACTCCTTTCTTTGGTGAAAATCAAGGTATTGCTACCCATAAGAACAATACTTATACCTATGCAAGATGGTCTAACATAAGTGCTTCAGGCTCTAATAGAATATTAAGTCCGTTAGTAGCGATACACTGGAGCTTGTGTAGAGAAAAAACAGCTCTACATGAAAAAATACACAATATAGGTCATTCAGATATAGTAGAAAATGATCCTTTTTATTCTATATGGGATCAAGTTACCTTAGAAAACTATACACAACTACAAGATTTTAAAACTTCTGGTTTAGGCGGGGCACAGTGGCCTAGGTTGTTTGCTATACCGGTATCTGAAGTTAACAATTACATTAAAGCTAATATAAGCGGAGCATATAGATGATAGTAGAGTTTCTAGGTAAATTTTATGACAATCACTCTCTCAGCATAGTAAATAGAAATCTAGTACTAGCGCTGCGCTCTTTAGGCGTTAAAATAAGAATTTTACCTATAGATTCTTATGACCCTGAGTTTAAGCTAGAAAAAGAAATAGTAAAACAATTAAAAGAGTTAGAAATACAGCATAAGAGTGATGTTGCTGATATACAGATAAGACATAGCTACCCTCCTATATGGGCGTGGCCTGAAAACAGTAAAACTAAAGTAGTATTTATTCAGCCTTGGGAGTTTCCTAAAGCTCCTTTCGAATGGCAGTATAAATTCGAGACTTTTGCAGACGCATTAGTAGTTCCTAGTAATTTCTGTAAAAAAGTATTCTTATCTGGCGGTATAAACCCAGACAATGTTTTTACAGTACCTAATGGTTATGATAGTACAGTATATAACCAAGATTCTTCTATCACAAATGAGCAAGATAGTAAATTTACTTTTGTTTACGTAGGTAATGCTCAGTGGAGAAAAGGGCTAGAAATACTACTTAATAGCTGGAGTAAAGCTTTTAAGTCTTATGACAAAGTAAGACTTGTTATAAAAGATAATCCATCAGTTTATGGTAGAAATAATGTATTGAATGAGATAATAAAATTACAGTACTTAACTGATTGTGCAGAAATACATTATATAGACGAAAATCTTTCTGACATAGAAATGGCAAATATCTATAAAAACTCACAGGCAATAGTTCACCCATACAGGGCTGAAGGTTTTGGTATGCACATACAAGAAGCTATGGCATGTGGTTGTTATCCCATCGTATCAGCAAACGGACCTACCGACGAATTTGTTCCTACTCAAGAGTTTACTAAAATACAAGTCAAAACCTCTTTAGTAGATATTAATGATCCAAAAATATTTGCTACAAAAAGCGGTGACTCTGTAACACTAATGGGGAGTCATACTTTTATAAATGAGCCTATAGCAGATAGTTTGCTGCGTAATATGGTAGGGTTATATAGTTCACATAATCATAAAGAGCTATACGAAAAACTAAATAAATCGAGCACTTTAAACACATGGACTGACTCAGCTCACGAAATGCTAGAAGTGTTAGATACTATACATAAAAGAACAACTATAAGAAAGGGTAATTAAATGCTAAACGACTATATAAAAAACTTAAACACAGAAGGAGAAGTTAGACAATACGCTTCTGTTAACGGATTTGATGCTGGAGGCTTGGCTAAATTGCTAAAAGCATGGAACCAGTATAAAGCTGAAGTAGACACCAGTTTAGATGATATGATAGAAGATGACGAATGATTATGGAGTAGCTTTTTATAAAAATAATGGAAACGCTGTAAAAGTAACTGTAAACGAGTTTAGAGATAATTTGTATTTACACATAAGAGAGTATATAATGGATGGGGATACCGGAGTCTGGTACCCCAGCAAATCTGGATACTCCATACCAGCTGATGAAGTAAGCTCCCTTATTCCATTATTACAAAAAGCGGAAGAAGACGTTGCGACGTACCATAAATCAAATAGACAGTTATCATTAGACTTGGAGTAAATATGAGTATAAAAACTTGGAGCGAAAACCAAGAACAAGAATTAATAAAGCTTTATACAGAAGATGAAGTTAAAGATGTGCATCAGCTAGCTGATCACTTTTCTAAAGGCTATCGAAGCGTAATTAGTAAATTAGTACAGTTAAGAATATATGAAAAACCTCAACCAGATGAGGATAACAAATCTATAACTGTAAAGCTATTGTTAAGAGAGTTAGAAGATATGCTTGATATAGAAATAGAAGGCACTAACCTAAGCAAAAAAGAAAATTTAGTAAAATTAATGGAAGCCTTACGGAGCAGACTAGCTGATGAATCATCCTGAATCTAAAAGTGGTGCGCAACGAGAAGCTCTTAGTATACCTTACCTTAGACAAGTGCCTTTGGAAGCTTTAGCAGCTGGTGCAGCGTCTTTAGAATATGGTGCTTTGAAGTATAGCAATAGAAACTGGGAGAAAGGGCTTCCTTGGCAGCAAATGATAGATAGTCTAAAACGTCATATAGACGACTTTGAGCGTGGTAAAGACTACGATGATGGAGAAGACGGGTCAGGACTACCTCAAATATGTATGATTATGGCTTCTGCTATGATGTTGACTGCTTCTGTTATGCGTAATATTGGTGAAGACGATAGGCTACCTCCAATAGATGCGTCTGCTATGACAGCTAAGGACTGTGCTAAAATAATGAAGAACTGGCTAGATAATAGCAATCTGAAGTAACATTCTACTTGCTTATAGCTGTTTTTTCGGTGTATAAATAATACATGACATATGATGATTTAAAAAACCTAGTTAAAAAACATTGCCATCTTTACTATGATTTATCTGCGCCCGAAATCTCGGACGCAGAGTTTGATGTTCTATATGATAAGCTTGTAGAGTTTGAAAACAAACAAGGCTGGGCAGCTTACGATTCTCCTACTAATGTTGTAGGTGGAGCAGTAGGCAAAATTGAGCACCCGTTTAAGTTGTATTCCCTTAGAAAAGTATATAATATAGACGAGGTAGATACTTT